ATATCTGCAGCTGGATCATTCCACATATCGCCTGCACTTACTATTACTTCTTTGTGATCATTAGGAACGCCATAATCTACAACAATATCCCCATCAACAGTAACAATGTTTATTTCACCATCTTGAATCAAAGATGTTCTCATTCTCTTTGCTTGAATATTTGCACCTTCAATTAAGTTCTCATAGTTCTCAAAAACTTGTTTAGCTAATGCTTCAACGAAGTTCTGGTTATTTGAATTAGCAGCATTAACTAAATCTCTTCTTGTTGTTTCATTAATGCCCATTGCTTCTTTGAAGAAAGGTAATTCTCTCTTTTCAACGCTTAAAGTTGCACTTAATGCTCTTACTTTAGCAGCAGTATCTAATTGTGACATTCTTAATGCTACTGCTTTCTTTTTAGCACCCTTAGCAAGTTCTATTTCGGTTCCCATTTGTTTTTTCATAGGGAATAAAACTTTATCTATAGTGGCTTCTTGAGGTAATTCCTTCATGTATAATGCTATATTGGCTGAGTTTATAAAATCTTTTAATTCCATATGTCTTCCTCCTTAATTATAAAAATTTAATCATATTTAATGCTGCTTTTTCTGCTTTCTTTCCGTCAACTACTGTATCGGCAGAAAATTTAACAGCAGACTCTTTTAAAAAGCCATGAATACACACTGGTAATATTTCAGTACCTTTTGAATTGTTAAAATCAACGTCAACGAACAGCACACCATATGCAGTAGTAGATGCAGGCGTTCCCTCAACTGTACCAGTAGTTGTTGCAACTTTACCATCTGCAGTAATTAAATTGCCTGCTTCCAAAATCCCATTAACTAAGGCTCCGGTTAAATCAGATTTGGTTGCTTTAATATTTACATTTACATAATGTTCCCCTGCTAATGCCCTGATGTCCTTTTGGCTTGTACCTATTGAATAGCTAGATTGTCTCATAAATCATTACCTCCTATTTAATAAAATCAGTAATACCTTTAGTTTTTATTTGTTCTGCCTTTGCTTTGCCTAACTGAGTAGCAAAGTTTTCAGGATCTGTCTCTTTTCCTCCACTAGCTCCGCCAGTATTAAACGTGCCAGTACCTGGAACTTCCTTTTCAAATAAGTAATCTTTGTCCTTCTTAATAGTCTCTAATTGGTCTTTAAGCCCTATAACTTCCTCACCATTAATTTTGAGTTTATTATTGTCTAGCAAAGCCTTAATTAAATTGATATCCTTTGCTTTACTATCCTTTAAGGCATTATTAATGATTGTTTCAAACCTTAATGTCTCAAGCTTCTTTTCATAATCTGCTGCAGTAGTTGAATTAGTAGTTTTGAGAGTTTCGATTTCTTTTACAAGAGCTTCGTTGTCTTTAACTTTTCCCTGCAGATCTATTAGCTGCTTGTCTCTATCCCCTACCTGCTTTTTATACTCATTCATGGAATCATTTACTTGGGTGAATCTATCTTTAGGGACATACTCAACACTATTTACAAAATCAGTTTCCTTATACTTATTTCTTGTTTCCTCCGGAAGAGCTTTAAAAGCCTCTTCACCAATAATTTCATTTAATTTTGGCATAATAAAAATTCCTCCTTAATTCCTCTAGTTACGCTTTTTTACGTGGGTGTCGACCACGGAATAGAGTTGCTTCTTTATTCTTTTACGTCTGCAATTAAAGCTTAAAAAGACGATTTTAAGGTAAAATAAAAAGCCTTATTTCTAAGACTTACTAATTGTATCTATGCCCTTTCCATCGTCATTCTTCAGTGTTTCGCATATGTTAAAAGAACATGGAAGAAACAACTCTTGATTATCTCTTATAACTTGGTGCCATCCTCTTGCTAATTCTTCTGTAATAGTTTCATCATCATTTGCTGCATACGTAAAGTTCCGTTCTGCACATACCGCATGGAAAATCTCATGTAGAAAAGTTTCTTCCTCACCTTGAATATTTTGCATTCCTTTGGCTATTTTAATTGTCTTTTTATCATAATCCATACTACCAAAACATACTTTATTGTCTACTATTAAAGGTGATTCACAATAAATAATTTCATAGTCCATGCTGCCTATTCTTATTTTTTTAGGTATATTCATATAGCCCTCCTTTTTCAAGCATAATAAAAAGACATATCTCTATGTCTCAATTAATTTTTTGATATCAATATACGCTTTATTGTTTTTAAGTTCATGTCCCAGGTTGTCTTTGTAATTACCTTTTTCAATCTGAACTAGCAACTCCGCAATAGAATCTTCCAATTTGTCATATTGGTCTGTCTTGCCCACCCTCAAGCTCCTTTCTGATTTTACCCATGATTAATTTATTTGATTTTGTAAGCTCCTCAATTTGGTAGCTTATATTCAAAGCCTTTTTACCAGGCAGCTTCTTAACTTTTTCACTAAGCTCTCTTATTTTCTCCTGGTTATCTCTAACCTTTTTATTGGTATAATAAGCTGTATATTCCTTACCGCAATTGGGGCATATGAAGTAAGTTCGTACAATACCTTTTTCCAGATATTGAGCCTTAAAATCGTTATTCAATTCAAAGATAGTTTCGCAATCATCACATTTAATTTTCATATAACCCTCCAATTAAAAAGCACCTACTATTTAAATTCCAGTAAGTGCCTAATATTCTACCACTTCAAACAAAGTAGGTGGATATGCGTATTCCTCTTTGCTCTCATCTACAACTCCAAACCATCCTTTTTCAAGGAGTCTTGCTTCATAAATCTTATTATGTTTTAAACTAATAACATCTTTATTGCCTATATATTTAATCTTCATAAATGAATACACCTCCATCCTTTTGTGGTTTAACCTTTACTTCTACTATTCCAGCTTTAGATTCTTGGTACCAATGCAATTCAGCTTTTAATATTTCTCCTTCATAATCAACATATCCAAATCCCTTAGCTTTCTGCCAATTGCCATAATCACCACCATATTTATCAACAAGAATGTCTTCTATGTCTATTTGCCTTTGTTTGCCCTTCCCAGCAATAACCTTGACATTTGTTATCTTAGTACCCTCCGCAAGTTTAACAAACTCACCACTTGGTAATAATACATTTTGATTTTTTGCTTTTGCTCCTAGACTTTTACCTACTTGTATATCTTTTATTATACCATTATTCCCAAGATTTGTATCTACTAATTCATCAAATTTATTAGAGGTAATTCCGAATTCCCCACCATAGTCATTCATCCACTTATCTAGATTTGGGTTATCTTTGCCGTTTACCCAGTCAATTAATTCTTTTCTAGCTTCATCTGGATTTTTTACATCCTGCGTTGGATAGCATAAACAGTTTGGATGTGCCACTGGATAATCATCAGGCTCATATACTTTTCCTGAATAATCATCACATTCATCTGGACCCCAACGCTTTACTTGTCTTCCATAATGACTTGATGATAAATTCCACTTTAACCCAATGCAAAATGGATTCCTCTTAGAACCTTGAATAAATGTTTCATTGCTCGCATGAGTAAGTGATGATCTAGCCAATCTCTGAGCCTGGTAAGATATGTTCTTGTTAATTCCGGGCACTCTTGTTTTAGTAGTCATTCTATTTTCAGGATCTATATAGTTATTTAATTCTTTTGCTAATTTGCCTGCATTTGCTCCTTTTGCCACATTTACTTTTATTATTTGGTCTATATCCATTGCATTCTTTTTGATCAAGGTCCATATACGCTGGCTTAAGCTTTTGCCATCTGCATAATAATTACCGTTTATTAATGTCTTAACTACATCTGAACTAAGATTTCTATAACCATTTTCAATACCTGAGCTTATTTTATCAGAAAAACAAAGCAGATTAAAAAAGCTTAATTGCGTTTGTGCTGCTATATTGGAACTTTGAGCTGTTTCTTCTGCAATTGATTTACTAAGGTTTGCATTGAGCTCCTTAACATAAGATTTGATTGACTTATTAAGAATACTTAAATATCTTTGGTTTAATGTTCCATTCTTGCTTTTAGAAAGCTCATATGTTACCTGCTTAGCTGCTTGCTTATATATTCTAAGCAATTCTTTTTCCTGTCGTTGCTGCAGCTTTAAAAACTTCTTTCTACCTTCTAATACTCGCCTTTGGTATTCATTCACTATTCACCACCACCACCGGAACTGCTGCCTGAGTTACCTTCAGTATTTGTTGCTTTAGAGAATGAATCTGCTTCAGCTTCTGAAATTACTACTAATTCATCTACTATCTCTTTAAATTGTGCTTCAGCATCTTCTTCGTCACTAAATTCTTTTATATAGTTTGTATGACTCCTAACGTTAGCAGCAACTTCTTCTATTGCCAACCTCTTTTTATCTTCTTCATCAGAGGGCAATGGATAGTTATGCTTAAACAATAAAGTATAATTTAGATTTAGCCATTCACTTTTAAAAATGCCTTTATAACTGTATTGAGCTGCTTGAATTATAAATTCAATTAAGTCTTTAAAAACCGGCCCCCAATCACTCCACTTTTCTTCACATCTTGTTATTAAATCATTGTAAAGATACTTCATGGCTTTAGCACTAGGGATATTAGTTAGATCCTTAATAGTCGGCATATCAAGTGAATCTCTCATATCTTTATCTATTCTGTCCAAGTATGAATTTGCAGCATCAGCACTACCAAAGTTATATTCCAGCCTTTGTATTGTTGCTTGATTACCATTTTCAGCAGCTGTAGCATCGGTTCTTATGGCATGTACTGCATTCGGTGCTATTGTGAGTTTATTTACATCTTCAGGGTTACCATCTACTACACCCTCTGACCCAAACATCTGAAATTTCAAGGCATCTGCATAGTCTGAATTCTTATGGTTATATTGACTTTGAGACTCCCTTAATTCATCTACGTCACTTTCGCCAAACTCATCTCCCAACTCACCGCCATTAATAATCAGCCAACATGGAATACTTGAAAACCCTGTGGATTGAGCAACATCTTCCAGAGGAGTATTAAGATTATCTCCTTTGAAGGTTTTCTTACGGTAATATGCCTGTGTTTCGGCATTTTCATTTTCTTTATCATAATAATAAATGTGGACATAATATATTTTATCTCCATCATTGTCTTTGAATGCATTTCTTTCATCCTCTTCAAAGAATATTACTTCTAAAAGAGTTCCATTTTTCTCTTTATAATAAAAATCTTCTATATTCTCATACTTAATTTTAATCGGAATACTCGGATTGGCTTCAACCCTTAATAGAACTCTTTTCTTTATAGTGCTCATTAAGAACGCTTTCCTTGTATTCTTCCAAAATTGATTTTGTTCAAATACATTATCAATGAACATCCTAAGTGCATCACTGGAATCTTTATTTTTTATATCATCCGGTTTAAGGACTACATCCGGTTCTTTACCAAACATAAACCTGGCCTGTTTTTTTAGCAGTGGCTTAACTTTATTTCTTATGTCCTGCGTTGGTACATAGTCTACATTGTCATTTATCTCCCAGCTCTGACCCATAAATAATTTATCTATTTTAGCTAATTTAGGATCTATGCATTTACCTCTATAAAAAAAGTAATCTGCCATTACCTTTTTTCGTTCTTTTTTCTCTATATCAGGAAGTCCAAGCAAAGTATCTCTTACATCTGACATTAGAATATTACTCCTCCTTTCCTATATGAATTAGGATTGTTTTTAATAACACCTTTACCTTTGTTATATACTTCATCTTTGTATTTTTGTTCTTTCAAGTCAGCAACTTCATATCCATCTAGTGCATACCATATTGCCGAGAAGGTATGTGGATCTATATTGAATTGATCTTCTATAATTTCACCATCTTTATCTATTGCATATGTTAGTTCAGATAACTCTTCCACTGCATTTCTACAATTAGATGAACAAATTATTTTCTTGAATCTTTTAACTTTTTTAGTATTCTGCAACCTTGACCCTGAAAATTTTTTAGCACCGGTTATATTAAATCCTTGTTGTCTGTAATATTTAATAGTTTTAGGTTCTGCACTGTCAGCTCTTATATGCTCTTGAGAATTTATAAACTCTTCAATTTCTATAGCAGTTTTATCATCTGTCATTTTATTTTTGTAATATTCCCAATAAATATAAAGGATTTTATTTTCATCATCTATGGCGAGCCTAAGTAATGCATTGAATGATTTTTCAAATCCAAAGTCAAATCCTACTCTTCTTATTGGTTTTTTTGTTGCTCTAATTGCTTCTAATACTTCATAATGTGACCATTCTTCAAATTGAGGTAAGACCTTTGTTCCGTTTGTTCCAAATTCGCCTTTTCTTGCTATTCTGTATAAGTCAGGATCATATGATTCCATATCTTGAAGTTGCTCAATGTAACTAGGCGGTAAAAACAAATTATCATCAGCTAAGGAGTGATGATAATAAGTGTTGTTCTTTATAACTATTCTATTTTTATATAAATCTACGTCATTAAGGATATACCTCTGTATTTTATTGTCCATGAAAAAATGTCTATAACTCCAATTAGCTTTTGAGACTGGGTTTGTTGATAGAATCATATGCAAGGATAGAAAAGGATGTCTTAATCTACCAAGTAATTCTTTAAAGCCTGCATACTTAACCTCTGAACATTCTTCAACCCAGATAATTGAAACATTGTTTATAGATTTCAGTTTAACTGGCTTATCCATACCTTTGAAAATGATTTTGCTGCCATTAGGAAACCTTATTTGCATAGGAGACGTAATGCATTTTATCCTATCATCGAGGCCCATTTCTGTAATTATCTCTTCAAAAAGAGAAAAGCATGAATCCCTGATAGTATCATATACTTCTCTCACTACTAAAGCAGTTCGTTTTTCTTCTAAAAGCTTAAGTACTAATTTTAAAGCAATATGATAACTTTTGGATGATCCATAACCTCCTACTAATAAATAAAACTTAAATGCCCAGTTAAATATAAAATCTTCAAAGTGTGGATTAACCTCTTTTTCTATAGGCATTAATCCTCACCCTTTCGTTTTATTATAATTTCAATAGGTTTATCCTTGTTATCATCTTTCGCAATATCTTTTTTGAGTTTTTGAATTCTCAGTTTCTGCTCTTCAGTTGCAAGTTCTGATTTAAGGAGTTCATCATATTGTTTAATCATACCTTCAAGGGTTTTCATTGCTCTGGACTGTGCTTGCAAGAATGTGGCCTGCCTATCCCAAGCAAACTGAAATTCATATTCATATTCTTCCTCAGATTCATTAGTTGAAGCCTTTTCGGTGCTTCTACCCTTTGTCTTAACTTTAGACCTCTTAAGTTCTTTAATCATTTCATCCTTAGACTCTACATGCATTATACTTTGAGATCTTATAATAGCTGCATACTGTATATAAATGTTTTCCCATAGAATATCTAATGGATTCTTTTTCTCTATCTCCAGTAGGACCTCAAGTGTATCGACTGGAAGATATTTTGAAAAAAATCCATGTGTTTCAGAGTTCTTATTTCCAGGAGGTCCAGTTGCATTTTTATTACCAGGTTGACCGCCTTTTTTTCTTTCCGAACGTTCGCTATTTTTATCCGAACGTTCGCTATTCCAACTATATGTTTTTTTCCATCTACGGATAGTCCCATCAGGAATATTTAATTGCTTTGCAATTTCAACAAGTTTTAGCCCTTTTTTATATAATTCATGAGCCTCATTTACCTTCTCATTTGGAACCCTTGCCATATCACCACCTCAGCTATTCGTCGTTTTGTTTTCATGAAAAAAGAGCCCTTTTTAGTTCTATTGCCATATAAATTACCCCAACTTTGCATTATTTACATTTGAATAAAATTATAATTTTCGGTTATAATATGGTTGTGATATAATAAAACAATTTTAAAGAATATATTATGAATTACCTGAGTTACAAAATTCAGGTCATAATTCTCTATTTTATACTTTGTCTTATTAATTATAGCAGCCTTACCATTAATTTTAAGATTGGTAAAAAGAGTTGCTCTTATAAGTATAAAGGCAAAAAATTTTAGAGGAAATTGACCTTTAGATGAATATAGCTACTATAGCTATATCTCATCTAAAGGATATAAAAATAATTAATAATAAAGCAAAAATACTGAGTCTTATTTAAGACACAGTATTTTTGCTTTATATGCTTTAACTCATGTTATTGCAACGTTAATGTGCATTTTTGTACATTATTAACATGTAATAGCTTGACCTAGGTATTTAACCTTTATGTTTATCACTCAATTAGTAATATACATTAAACCATTGATTTTTCAATATGTATGATACTTACATACTTAATTCCTTTTTATATACAAACAATTAATAATAGGCATAAAAATAAGCACCCGGTTAAATGACACCAAGTGCTTATTTTATATTGATTAGTTGTACATATAATAAAAAAGGGAGTTTTATATTATATTAAATATATTCTTTGCTATATTTATGTAATAAGCCCTAATAATGTCATGATTATATGAAATTAAAATTAATAATTTGTGATTATCAACTCTTTATATTTTCCCCTAGCACTCTGCTCACGTGAAACAGAATAGTTTACTTCTACCTCTCTAATTTTATAATCCAGATACCACTCTTTAACCTGTGGATGATCATTTATTGTAAGCAGAAACTTGCCTTTGAGATTTATTAATTTATCTCTAAGCAGCAAGTGTTCTTTTTCTCCAAACACATTCCCATATCCAGTTAAATCATAATATGGCGGATCACAAAAGAAAAAAGTATACTGCCTATCATACTTCTCAATTACTCTTTCAAAGCTTAGATTTTCTACATATGTGTTTCTAAGCCTGCCCTTTATTTCTTCCAGCTTATTCTTATAGAATATCTGAGGGGCTGGCTTTCCAGTTGTTCCATATCCATAGTCTTTTCCTTTACTGGCAAAGCTCTGTGATATTAAATATAAAAACCTTACTGCTCTATGAATTTCTGTTAAATACTCCACTGAAACATGTTTGTATTCTTCAAAGATATCCCTTCCAGAAAATTCATAATCAAGCATGCGCTCTATTTCAGGAGAATGGTATTTTATCATTCTGAATAAATTAATCAGTTCTTTATCAATATCATTTATTACTTCAGTCTTAGAGGGTTCCTTCCCGAAGTAAACCCAACCGGCTCCAAAGAAAAGTTCTACGTAACACTGATGATCTGGAATCATCTCAATAATGATTTTTCTTAGTTTTGACTTTCCTCCCATTCTACTAATAGGTGGTTTTAACATTTGTACCACTTCCTTTTATTTTAGTGTAGGTTAATATTTCACACCGCCACTCACACCAAAACAATAGAACACCTGGATTAAACCAAGTGTTCCTTTTAGAGGGTTTTACAAAAAGGGGTTTAAAATTATAACAATTCTACGATATTGTATGAAGTCTTTAAAACATTCATAATACTACTTTAGCACATATTTTTAATAAAAACGTGCCAAAATAGTGCCAAGTTATTCTTTACCAAAAATAACGATAACCATTTTCTTAAGCGCTTCTTTTTTTATTCTTTTAGCTGTTCTCTCACTGGCTCCAATCTTATAGCAAAATTCATAGTAATATAATCCTTTGATGCATCTATTTCTGACAACTGCATTCTCAATATCATTTAAAACACTAATTGCACTTTCAATGTAATTTACTTTATTAGTCATAGCTTTAATTCTATGTTCTATATTAAGTTTGTCTATCTTACTCACTGCATTTTCAACAATGCTATTAAACTTGTTTGTAGGCCCTGAAGGATCCTTATCATAATTAATACCCATTCCTTCTTCTGCAATGTCTCCAATGATATTCTTTAAATTCTCTATTCCAGCCTTATAAGCTTCATATTCA